ACAACCGAGTGAGTCAATGGACTTGATGACACGGCATGAATGCTTTGTCTTAAAGTACCCAAGTTTACTGGGGCTCTCCTTTTTGCACCTTTCTCGATATTCATTGTGGATGCACTTAACTCCAAAGCAACCTCCGTTTGTAGGTTATTTTCAAGTTTCTTTAACTTGTTTTGCAAGTTCTCAAGACCACTAAGATTAAGTGCAAATCCAGCCATTATGCGTACATTATGATTTCCCAAAATCGATGAGCATTGTCCACATCCTTAATTGAATGGATTGTGTAACGTTGCCCCTCAACTTCGAGTTGGTAATTGTCAGTTATTGTTAAATCCCATCTTATAAAAAGTTTAGCCATTCGAGTAAAACTCAACTCACTTTCCAAAAGGGCTCTGTTTTGCTCTTGTGGGCGATAATCTCCCCAAACAGTCTGTTGTAAGGCAAATGTGGTTGTGTACCCACCTTGACCATCTGCAACCCTTGTAGGGGCATAAACTTCAACCAACCTTGTCATTGAGTTGGCATCAACATAATTGTCTTTGTGTAAACCTATTCTCATTTTATAAAATTGGGCTTGTTCTTGTCCATCTTTGACACGCTCTCATTGTTTTTTCACATATTCCCATGTCATTTACATCCATTCCTCTGTTCTCATAATCATAGTTTATTTGATCTAACATTGCCACCTTTAAATCAGTAGGAACACAATCAAATCCAGCAATGTAAGACATCTTGATTTCCCCATAAAGAGGGTATCTCACGACTGGATATTGAGCACCCATTAAACGATAAATATTAGATGGAATTTGAGTGTTTTGATAATCCCACATCCCCAATATGTATGATACTGGTCCAAATGGCAATTGGAAGTTACCTCCAGCATTATTGAACCACACATCCACTTGACAAGGAACTAATTTTAGGTTTGTCACTTTCTCAACGATTTGTCGTGCTTGAATAATCAAATCAACAAACAAATCATCCTCAACATCATTGCTCACTCTGCAATATTGCTTAGCCTCTGCAACTGTAATACATTCAACAGTTGGAGTGTTGTTTTGGATGACATAATCTATTTGATAACTATACATTTCTTATGTTTTTACAAATTTACTCTTTTTTTATAAAACAAAAAGGGTGCAGCGGTTAAGCCACACCCTTTGGGGGATATTCACTAAATCATCCAAACTATGCGTTCATTGTAGCGTAGATAGCAGAGTTAGCCAACATTAAGTTGATTTCTTCCATGCACTCAATTCTCGCAGTGATCAAGTTCTTTTGGAAGTTTGTTCCATTCTCGTAAGAGAACTCGATTGCTAAAGATTCGGTTTCTACTCTCTCGATGTAGTCGTTGTCGATTACTAAAGCCTTGTCGTTAGTTACCCAAGATGCAGATACAACTGGAACACCCCAGATTGTCATGCCACCATTAGGATTAACAATTACAGATCCGTTACCAGCATAGTAACCAGCAGTTACAGTAGCTTTCAATAACTTACCCATTTGAGCCTCACTTACTAACACATAAGATGCGTTGTAGTTAGCAGCTTTTTGGTTACCGATGTAGTCGATTAATTGTAATAAGTCGTTAGTCTCAGCAGTTGTAGTGCTACCAGTTGCAGCAGCAGAAACAGTTGCGAAGAATAATGCGTTCTCTTTCTTAAAGAAATCTCTTTGTAACAAACGAGGTAAAGTTTGAGAGATGAAAGGTAAAGACTTGCTCATTTGCTTAGAGAAAGTTGTAAAACCAGCGATGTAGTTTGTAACAACTTTAGTTTCAGTTAATGCGTAGTTGTTTTCGCCTTTATCGTTACCCTCTGTTTGCTTACCGATGTTGTTTGTTTCGCCAGTATCTTCAGCATAGTACACATACAATCCAGTTGTAGAACGAACTGTTGGCACTAAATCTCTAAAGTTGATCTTTTGAGATGGGAAAATAGCTTGGTTAGGAGCATATGTAGCTACTGGATCACCAGTTAAGCTATTGCTTAATAACATTGTTTTTACCTCTGGTAATTCGATACGATAAGAGCCAGAAGATGATTTTAATGCCATCTCGAACTCGCCCATCTTACCATCTAATTTCTCAAGGATCATTTGATCGATAGTCTTAGATTCTTTCTTAGCTTCAGCTTTCTTTTGAGATGCTAATACACCATCAATTTGCTTTTGCATTTCATCCTTAACTACATTGATTTCACTCTTGATTTCAGTCTTTGCTGATTCAATTTCGTTAGCAACATCACTCTTGATGCCCTTAACGTTTTCAGCCATTTGGCTGATTTGGTTTTCTAATTCCATTTTTTACTTTTTAAATAGATTGTTAAATTGTTGGATTGCCTTTAATACTTGCTCGTTATCTTCTTTCTTCTCATCAACTTTCGGCTCAATTGATTGCTCGGATTGAGTGATTTCATCAACGATTTGAATTGCTAATAATTCAGCTTGTATCTTTTTTATTTCGATTTCCATCAAAGCAAATGTCTCATCGGTAAAACGACCAGACTTAAATGCCTTTGATAGTTTCTCTAATCGGTCAACTAATTGTTCTTTTTTAACCTCGCCTTTAACATCTAAAGTCGGAGTCTCTGGGTTCGCAGCCCATAAAACGGCTGATCCCTCATACAACTTCAATTCTGTGATAGTTCTAATTCCCTTTTTGTCAACGTTTGATTGTAAGGTACTAAAGCCAATTGAATGTTGGTTGATTAACCCAGCATCGTACATCTTGATCATGTCTTCGCCTTTCTCGGTTTCAACAATTGGAGTGATTGCAATAAGCATATCGCCCTCGATGTATAATTGTTCTGGTTTACCAATTACGGCATCCATTTCGGTGCAATGATCAACCAAAGACCAAACTAAGTTTTTGCCCATTGGACCTCTTTCCTTGATAGTCTTTGTAAATGCCTCTGGAACGATGATGTCATTGTCAAGATCAACATTGCCACATCTTGCCCATACGGCTTTAACTCTACGTTGTGCCATGTCAACATCCATCACAGAGTATGGAGTGTCGCCCTTTTGGATAAGTATATCTTTAGATTGAAATGTTTTCATAAGCCAAAGTTAATATTTTTTTTGTTATAGGATTGCCTCCGCTATTAGTTGAGAGATTTCTCTCCCTATTGAATTTGAGAGTAAGTTAAAAATTAATCCAGCATCGCCCATTGGTGGATTGTTTGTGTATGTCTTTAATTTCCCATTTGTGTCTCTTTGTGCCTCATAACCTAAGGTACAACGGCAATTACAAACATTCCCAGCGGATGCATGAACATCGCCAGGATGTAACATTGGTTCGTTAAATCCTTTCTTGGTTGGCACTTGGAAAAACGCATCCATTGGGATTTGTATTCCATCCATTGCAAGATGATCAAACATATCTCTTGGGATTCTTCTCGTTCTAAAGTCTTTAGCCGAAATCCATTCTTTAACAGTTACCAAGTTTGTTGAAATTGCCCCAACCATTGAACCAATGTTAGCGGCTTTTGCCGTTTCGGTTCTTGCAATCAACTCGGCACGATAGTTTGTTATCCCAGCGGATTGAAGATTCTTAATCGTTTCTTGCATAGTCAATCCCTCCGTTAAGGATTTGGATAAATATGCTTGTATTTGTTTTATGGTTGTGTCCGTTAATTCTTGTGCTAAATTATCAACTCCCTTTCGGTCTAAGAATTGCAAAATAGTGTATGCCCATATATCGGTTTGCTCGGATTTGCTTTCTTGGGGCAATTCAGCCGATTTAACGGACTTTTTAATGTCTCTTGAGGAAATGGCAGCCATTTTGGTTCCTAAGGCAACGTGAAGCCTTTTAATGGTCTTTTTGAGCCCTTTATCTGTTATTGAGGCATAATCTTGGGTACGACAAAACTCATCCACCTGATTTTGTAGTTCTTTCTTGAACTTAGGGGAATATTGTTTTATTGCATTCTCGTAAAGTTTACGATAGTCGTGCCAGATCATTTATGCATCAATTTTCTCTAATAACTTACCAGCTGCATTAAACACATCGGTTTGTTTTTGTTGACCAGCCCTTTGGCGGATTGCAATCAATCCAGCACGATCAACAGTTTTAAAGTCACTTGTGTAAATGTAATGCCAATGTCCTTTGTCTTCCGCACTTACATTGCTATCAACACCAAGAAACCACATTCCGTACTTTGCCATGCCATTTTCTTTGATGTAAGCATTCTCCTCGTTTGCACTTGGTGGATTCCAAGAACTTGGTTTGCTTACTTTACCATTAGCAACTAACTCGGCTGCATGAGTGACACCCATCTTATTCATACCAGTTGTTGCCTTGATTTCTTCTAAGTGTTTGCTTAAATCGTTTAATGATTTAAGAACGATGTCAATGTGTTTCATTATTTTAAAGTTAAAAGGTAAAGTGTTTTGCCAATCAATTGAGCAATCTCATCTATTTGGTTTTGCACCCAAGATTCTTGATAGATAGTCTTTCTTTCGGTTTGGATGTATAAATACAATTCTTTGTAGTATTTCATCAATTGGTCACTGCTTTTGTAGTCTTGCAATGTTCCCACAGAATAACCCTTTGGGCGACCATAGATTCCACTCACACTCTCAACTAACCCATCATACAACTCGGCTAATTCATCTTGAAACTTATCCAATGCCTTATGCTCTGCATAACTCATCGTTTGATTGTGCCATACAATTGTTTGCTCTTTGGCATCAAGTAAATGGCTTAAAAATTCTACAAATTGCATATTATGGGTTTTGGTCGGTTGGTAAATCTAATGGCATAAACTGATCTTGTGCTTGTAAGTTAGATGGGATGTAAAGTTTCTCCATTTCCTCTTGTGGGATATATTCTGGAGTCTTAATGCCCATGATTTCCATTTTTTGTGCTGGTGCAATCCACCAAGCCTTATCTAACCAATCCACTTGTTCTGTCTTGTTTGCCTCTAATTCTTGATAGACTTTGATGTCATATCCAATGTAAATGTTTTGCCCACGATAACCCCAATCACTCTTTAACTTTCGGTTTAAATTTTCTGCAATACCATCAAGCAAAGGAATAGCACAACGCAAAGTCAATGCTTTCTCTCCCTCTAATTGGTTATTGTATGTTTTGTTATCGCTATCGTTTAACAATTGAGATGGTACACCATAAATGTTACAAAGTGATTTCATATCCCA